AACTTAAATAAGTTTGATTATATTGATTACACTGGTATTGGTATTAAAGTTGATAAAAATGCTGATGCTGCAAGGATCGGTACTTATACAGAGAGAACTAATACTAAGTTAGGATTTGTTAGAGCAGATGAAATAGGAACTACTATTACTCCTGTAACAATGACTGTTGTGACTACAGGATTTACTCTAGCAGATGCTGGATTCCAAGGTCTCGACTTTGATGATGCTACTATAACGATGTCTCAAGATACTGAGACATTAACTTATACTCAGGATATTTGGAGTTCTAGAACTGCTACTGTTCCTTCACCAGGTTCTCAGAAACTATCTGTTTCTGCTATTGTTAGAGATAAGTATTACTTCAAAGTAACTAATACTGTAAAAATTGATAACGTTCAAGAATTAACCTTAAATCAGGCGTTTAATTTCACTACAGGAACAAAATTAAGACTTAATGATAATGCTGGTGCTTTCGTTAACAGTGGATACATTATCAGACAGGATACAGTTAATAATAAGATATATCTTGCAATTAATAATAATGCTTGGTCTAATGATTTAAACACAGGTAATTTAATTACAGAACAGTTTAGTGAGCAAAGCACTTATGGAATTGTCGGACCTATTCCTGCTGATATTAATGAGATAACAGGATATACATTTGCAATGGTTAATAATACCACTCCTGGTACTTTTGATATAGATTTAGATGACTATAATTTAGATGGTACTGGTTATAATGCTGGTGGTGGACAAAATCTTGATAGTTTTGGTAAGTTCAAACCTTATTCAGATGATGACTATTCAATAAGAATTGACGAAGTTGCTGGTGGATCACCATATATTGTTGGTTCTGTTATTAATATTGTTAGTGGTAACATATCATATAACGCTGCATATTCAACTGCTCAAATTACTGGTCTAACAGGCGTTTTAAAGATTACTTTAGTTGCAAATCTAACAAAGATTATGCAAGCAACTGCAGTAAGTAATACTGATGAAGTTTATGTAATTACGTCAACAAATCATTACCTCTCTGCAGGTGAGATGATTTATGTTGATGGTAATCCAACAGAAAACAGTCTTGATGAGTATGATGGTGCATTTGCTATTGAGAGTGTTGTAAGTCCACTAGAATTTACATATAAACTAACTCAAGTAGCAACTACTTCACCTGCTACAACTGCTGGAAACGTTAATATATTTGTTAAGTCTCCTGTATTGAAGATGTATTATGGACACCAGTACATCTTTGACATGAGTCATAGTTCACTACTTGGTGGAAACTTATCATTCTCTAAAGATAATCTATTTAAACTAGAATATTCATTCAACTCAATTGAAAGAACTGGAACTCCTGGTGTAAGTGGAGAAGGTGTTCCTACTCCTATTGTTAAACTAAAAGTTGATGAAAGTATCGTAACTAATATCTCATACTACTTTGATCCTTCTAGAACAGGAACTGATTCACCAATTGATCCTAATAGTTACTTAGATGTTACTGATTCTCCATATAAAGGCACATTCCAAATCAGTTCTACTGCTGGTCAAACAATTACTCGTGGTGCTGATGTAATCAAATTCCCACTTCTTAATGAACCAGAAGCGGCTGCTGAAGTATCACAGACAACTTATAGTACTAGTTCTGTTAAGGCAGTTGGATCTATCTCTGATGTTCGTATTGTTAACTCTGGTGGTTTCTATACTAGACTACCAATTGTTAGTAGTATTACTTCTACAAGACAGATTGAAAGAGTTTCTATTGAGAATCCAGGAACTGAATATGCTGTTGGTGTTTACAACGCTGTTCCTATTGGAGGTAATGGTGAAGGTGGATTAGTTCAAATTACTGTTGCTGATGGATTAGACAGTGAAGGTGTAACTATACCTGGTCAAATTCAGGAAGTTTTAGTTACCTCTGCTGGTAAGAATTATACAACTGCTTTAATTGATATTGAATCGATTCCTGGTATCCTTGGATCTGGTTTAGCTGGATCAGGTGCTGTTCTAACAGTTGTTATTCCTAATGCAGGTACTCAGGCATCTATCTTTACCAAAGCAGATAAAGTTGGTAAGATTAAGAAACTTAAGAACAATAACTTTGGTTATGATTATCCTCATGACTATACACTACGCCCTGAGATTTCGTTCCCAATAAACGCACAGCTTACTTCTACAAGTATTCTCTCTAGTATTACTGTTACAAATCCAGGTTCTGGTTATTCACAAGCACCTACTGTTGTTATTACAGGTGGTGGTGGAAGTGGTGCAACTGCAGAAGCATCTATTAAGAATGGTAGACTAGATCAAATTATTGTGAAGGATCCAGGTGCTGGTTATTCTTCTACACCAACTGTTTCACTTAAGTCTTCATTCAACTATGTTGTTAACCTTGACTTAGGTCTTTTACAGTTTGCTTTCCCACATGGTATTACAAACGGTGCTGCTATAACTTTAAATGTAGTTGATACAGGAGATGGTGCTGATTTCCCACTTGCTGCAGGTGCTGTTGGTCGTTTAAATGGAACTACAACTTATTTTGCGATTGCTGGTGCTGCAAACTCACTTGAAAATGATCAATTAAAAATTGCTCTTACTGCTGCTAACGCAGAACTTGGTGATGCACTTTCATATGTTAACGCTGGCGAAGGTCGTCAACAAGTACTAACTGAGTCATTCGGTGGTAATGCAACTGCTAATGTTATCACTTCTACCTTCTTAGAAGGAGAACTTGTTTATCAAGGTGACTCACTTGCGACTGCAACCGCACAAGGTTATGTATCTACTAACCAAGGTTGGCAGATTGGACCTAGAATTCTTAAGATCGTTGATTACACTGGAACGTTTGCAGAAACAGAAAAAGTTACTGGTGTTATTTCTAAGTCTTCAGGTACTATTAGTGATTTAAATATTGCTCGTGGTGTTCTTGAAATTGGTTCTATTACTAAAACCACTGGTCAATTCATTGATGACGTTGGTAAACCATCTGAGATTATTCAGAAGATCCAAGATAGTTACTATTATCAGGACTTCTCTTATGCTATTAAGTCTGCTGTTTCTATTAGTGAGTGGAAAGAGATTCTTATTAAGAACGTTCACCCTGCATCATTTAAAGTATTCGGTGAGTTAAATCTATCTGATTACGGATTTATTCCAAACAAAGCAACTGATTTCCAACTTACTAAGTCTGTTGAACTTGCTAGAGAAGCAATCGTTCCTAACATTCAAAGTTTTGCTTTAGTTGAACCAGTTTACTCTGAGTTTAATAATACTGAGGTTCTATTCCGTCAAAAGAGACTAACATCTTCTGAGAATATTCTAACCTCTGTTGTACAAAGAATTGATGATATTTCTAGTCAGTTTGATGGTGAGAAGATAGCATTCCCTCTAACAGTTGATGGTAACACTGTTGTTGCTAACGCAAACCAGTTAATGATTGTATTGAATGGTATTGTTCAGAACCCAGGATCTGCATTTGAAATTCAAGGTGATTCTATCGTCTTTAGTGAACCACCACAACCACCTGCAAGTGTTAAGTATGTTAATGTTCAAATATCACAGATTGCAATTGTAAGTAATACATTTACTAACCAAAGTGGTATTTTCCCAAGTCCAGGTAATATTTTAACTGGAACTAACTCTGGTGCTAAAATAACAGTAACTTCTGTTGTTGGTGATACTATATTTGGTTTCATTACAGAAGGAACATTTATTGCTGCAGAAAACGTAACTGTTAGTGCAACTGGATTTAGTGCTAACCTTGATGTTCAAAGTAGTATCAGTAACATTGGATTATTTGAATATGGAGAGACAGTTAAGAACTTAACTAATGATACTGCTAAAGTTGAGCAAATTAACCTAGAAAGAGGTTTAGAAAATGCATTAGCAGAACTACGTTATACAGTTGGTCCTTCTACAACTGCAGTTGAGGTAGTTCCTTCAGGATCAACCACAGACGGTCCTGTTCCTGCTGGAACATTTGCAACCAGTACTAACTATCAACTTGGATCTGAGGTTGTTACTGTTACTAATATTGTTGATGGAAATGATTCAACAACTCTAACAGTTACCAGAGGTCAAAATGGAACTGTTGCTGTTTCACATCAAGAAGAATTCCCAATCTACGGAACTGTAATTGCTGTAACAAGTGCTCTTACTTTAAGTAAAACTGCTGGAACATATAAGTCTACACCAGGTCTATTTGATATACAATTAAATGATGTTATTATCGGTGCTAAGTCTGGTGTTGTTGCTCGTATTACACAGACAAGTGCATATCAAGATCCTACAACTCAAGAGTTTATAAGTCAGGTTAACATCTCTGAAGGTTCATCCTTCTTTGGATTGTTGATGAATAGAATTACTTCTCAGACTTATCCAAACGTTGTTATTGATAACATTTCAGAATCTCAAGTTAGTATCGTTAAGTATACTGATAATACAACTGCTTTCAACTCTGAGTTCCCTGCTAATGAACAGATCAACAACATTATCGTACCTTATGATAATCTAGTTGGTGGTCCTATTCAGGAAAATGAAATTATTAGAAATTATAGGTTAGGATATGGTAGTAACAGTGGTGATTTCATTGCTGGTGAGAGTGCTAGATCAAGAAAACTTTCTTATGTAAATGCTAAAGGTGATGGATTCTTTGCTACTGGTCAAGTAATTAGAACTCAAGATACAAAAGCAGAAGTTCTTGGATTTAATCAGGCAGATCAAGTAATCTATCTTGGTAAGGTTGGTAGAACATTATCAACAGGTCAAGATGTACATATCGCCACATTCTCAAATCAGGCACAACTTGATACTACAGTCAAATATTATGGAACTGCATCACTACAACTAGTTGCTGCAACTAACGATTATATTAATATACCTTCTTCTAGTGAATTTGCTTTCGGAACAGGTGCATTTACTATAGACTTGATGGTGCGTCCTGCTGCATCTTCTTTAAGTGGAACTGCTACTATACTTGATATGAGAGCATCTGCTGCAAATGAAGTTGCTGGTAGACTATACTTAGAAGCAGGTCAAGTTCGTTGGAATGTTAATAATAGTGATTTAGTTACATCTGGTTCAACAGTTCTTAGTGCAGATACTTGGGTATTAATATCCATCATGAAATCTGGAACTACAACTAAGATTTTATTGAATGGAACTGAAGCAGGTACAGCAACAGATAACACAACATATGTTGCAAAACCAGTTAGACTTGGTTCTGATTATGCTGGTGCTAATAGTTTGACTGGATTCATTGATGAATTAAGGATTTCTAATACAAACCGTCATCAAACAATTCCATTCACTCCTCAAAATGGTATTTGGCAGGGTGATGCTAATACATTAGTATTGATGCACTTTGATGGTGCTGATGCTCAAACATTTACTGAAGATTGGTCTGGTGCAGAAGGATTTACTGCTGGTGAAGACTTTAATAATGATGCTATATTAAATTCATCTCGTTCTTCTTCTAATACTCCTGGTGGATTTGTTGGAAGAACTCAAAGATATTATGATGCTGCTGATCTAATCATTCTTAATAAGGAATACCTTGCTCAAGAAGTTGTTTATATTCTAAAAGAAAGACATCCACATCATACCGTTAAAGGTAGTGAAGTTGATTGTGAAGATGATGTTCGTGATGTATTAGATGCTATTGTTTCTGACCTTCGTAATGGAACAAATAATAAAATTTGGGATGCATCTTCATATTATGTTGATAGGGCAGTTAGTCCAATTGTATTAAAGTTTGTTTCTAATGAAGTTGATGAAGTAGTTTATACTTACGATAAACTTGAGGAATTACTTAAGTATATTGTTAATAACACTCTTTGGGATACTCAAGGTGATCATGGATTAGTACAGAAGACAGATAAGACTATTACTGAGTCTAGTGGTCTAGTAGCATCTACTTTCCAACCTACTGGTGCATCTTATGATGCTGCAAGTGGTTACATGGTATTGACTGCTTCTGCTCACGGTATGAGATCAGAAAGAGCAATTACTGCAACTGATGCTGATTATACAGCAACAACAGGTGTTCTACAGGTAACTGTTGCTACAACTACATTTAGTGTTTCTACTGCCACTTATGCCCATACAACTGGTGTAATGGTAATAACAATTGGTGCTCATAGTTTGACAACCAATGACAATATTAGAATCGCTACTGGTGGAATCACATTTAGTTGTAATAACGGTGGAGTAAGTAACGCTGCATATCCTCGTGCTGCTGGTGCTAATACAGAAAGTGGTGCTGACTATGCATACGACAGATGGCTTCCAATTCTTGCTGTAGGTGCAACAACTATTACTGTTAATGTTAACGGTGGAAAGGGTGCTATTAGTCATGCCTTTGCACACACTTATGTTTCATCAACTGCAGGTGCTATTACTGCTGGTCATGGTCTTAACATTGGAGATAGGATGAAGTTTGATCCTAATTCATTGGTAATGAATTGTACCTCTGATGGTAATACAGTTAATCAAAGTTATCCAAGACCTGATGATCCTGCTAACCAAGGTTGGTTAGAAGTTACAGCAAATACTGGAACTACATTTGATATAAATGTTGGAACATCACCTACTGTAAATTATACAGCAACTGCTGGATCTTATAATGCTGATACTGGTTTCTTAACCATGAATATTGGTCAGCACAATCTAAGAACTGGTCGTAAGTACACTGCAACTAATGCATCATACACTGCATCTTCAGGTGCAATGAAGATTACTATTGGAGATAGTATTGATGTTCATAGTGCTTCTTATGTTGCTAAAACAGGTTTATTAGATTTAAATATTGGTCATCATAACTTTAAGAAAGGTAGTTTAGTTCAGATTGCTCCTAACTCACTATTCTTCACATGTAGTATGGATGACCATCAGTCAGTTCATGCATATCCAAGATCAACAGACCCTGTTTATCAAGATGATATTGAAGTTATTGATATAACCAATGATACAATTACTGTTGATGTAGGAACATCTCCAGAAGTTTCATACACACCTACTGGTGCAACTTATAACACCTCTACAGGTGACATGGTTCTTACCATTGGTGCTCATAGTTTAGCAGTTGGAACCGCAATAAAACTTTTAGATGAGTCTATATCATTCACTTGTAGTTTTGGTAGCGGTGGTACTACTGCATATCCAAGACCTCTAGTTGACACTGCAAATGTAAGCACTGCATCTTATAATGCTCAGACTGGAATATTCTCAGTAACAACATCTGCTGCACATAACTTAACTGGTCCTACTGCTAAGAATATTACCGATGCTTCTTATAATGCATCTACAGGTGTTCTACAATTAACATCTGCAGGTCATGGATTTGCAATTGGTGATAAGATAAGAATTAAAGATGATGCCTTAACATTTACTTGCACTAAAGATGGAAATGCAACAAACCATACATATCCAAGATCAACTGATCCTGTAAGTGGTCAATGGTTAACTATCGTTGCTAAAGCAACTGATACATTTGATCTACAAGTTGGTGCTTCTAAACTTGGTTTAAATGAATATACACATACATGGGCTGGTGGTACTGCAGCTAATGCTATTGAAAAAGCAAATGATGTAATCAAATTTGTTGATGATTCAATGACATTTACTTGTGCATTGGATGGTAACGCAACTAATCACACATATCCAAGATCAACTGATCCTGTAAGTGGTCAATGGTTGATTGTTGAAAACGTTGCTTCAACTACATTTGATGTTCAAGTTTTAGATAACGCTCCTTCTACTAATACATCTGCACATACATTTGTTTCAGCAACAACTGGTGCTGTTACAATTAAGAGAGACCCTGCTCACGATAGTTCTCTTACAATTACTGCTGTAGCTGCAACAACTATTACTGTTAACGTTACTCCTATTACATCATACTCTTCAACAACTCATACATTTGCATCTGCATCTCAAGGTGCTGTTGTAGTTGGTGGAGATTACACTCATAAATTTGTATCTGCTGCTTCTGGTGCTGTAGTTCCTAATCATGGATTCTATGTCGGTGACAGAATCATGTTCGAGGAAGGATCACTGGTCTTTACTTGTAATATGGACACACATAGTACAAGACATGCATATCCAAGAGAAAGCGATCCATTCTACAATAAGTGGTTACCAATTAGTAATGTAACTACTAACACATTCGATGTAAACGTTGGTACAACTACAAATACATCATTTACACCTACTGGAGGATCCTATGATGGAACCACAGGTAAATTAGGTATTACTATTGGTTCTCACACACTTGAAGTTGGTCAACATATTAAGATTGCTACTGGTGGAATTTCATTCACTTGTGCAATGGATGGTGGTACTGCTGTTAAGGCATATCCACGTGCAACTGATCCAGCAAATGATTCGACTCTTGCAATTATAGAAAGAACTGATACTACTATTACAGTTGATGTTGGAGAATCACCTTATGTTTACTTTGATGTTTCTGCTGCTACCTACAACCCAACATCGGGTGTCATGGTACTTACAATTGGAGATCATGGATTAACTGCTAATACAAGTATTAGACTTAAAGATAATTCATTAACCTTTAGTTGTGATCAAGGTGGAACTGTTGGAACTGGAACTTATCCTAGATCAAGTAATGACTATGTTTATCAGAAAGCAATCAATATTGATTCTGTAACTGATACCACAATCACAATTAATGTTAACGGTGGTCAGGGTGCTATTACTAACACCAATGCCCACACATTTGTAAGTGCTCTACCTGGTTCAGTTATTGCTGGTGGTGCTTGGGCTCATACTTATTCAACTGCTGCAACAAACGCAGTTTCAGTTGGTGGTAACTATGCTCACATATTCAAGTCTGCTTCTCCTAATGGTATAGTAAGGTCTGGTGAAACAATTAGAATTGCTAAGGATGGTATATCCTTCAAGTGTTCACAAGATGGATATCAAACAATTCATTCTTATCCTAGAACTGATGATCCTGGATATAATACATCACTTCCAATCTATAATAACGGAACTACTTCTACAGCATCAAATGCATCATATAATGCATCGACTGGAGAAATGGTTATTACTGTTAACAGTCATGGATTTACAACTAGCGATCAAATCAGAATTGAGAATGAATCTCTAACATTTACTTGCACTAAAGATAGTAATACAACAATTCATTCTTATCCTAGAGAAAATGATCCATTCGTTCGTAGATGGTTAAGAATTACTGCTGTTACTGACAATACATTTACAGTTAATGTAGGAAGAGCTGCAGATTCAACTCAACAGTACGCACATACATTTGCTTCTGCTACTAAGGATGGTATTGTTAAGCGTGATGACACAGTTACAGTTAATGTCGGTGCTACACCAACTAAGAGTTTCACACCTACTGCGTCAACTTATAATCCTTCAACTGGTGCTCTAGCATTAACAATTGGAACTCATAGTTTACCTGCTCCAACACTTCATACACCAACAGACGTTGCTTATAATCCTACTACAGGTATTATGACTTTGACCATTTCAGGTCACAACTTCTCTAATGGTGAGAAAATTAAGATTGCTGATAATGGATTAAAACTAAGTTGTCCTTATAATGGTGCTTCAGGTACTGCTGCACAAAAAGATTATCCTCGTTCAACAGACCCAGTTAGCGGTAAGTGGATTCCAATTTCTAACGTAACTACTAACACATTTGATGTTAAAGTTCTAGACATAATTCCTTCTACTAATACTGATACTCATACATTCGTATCTGCTGTTACTAACTGTGTAAGTAAAGCAAATTCAACAGTTAAGATTGCTGAAGATTCATTAATCTACAAGTGTGCTGAAGATTCTAATGCTACTGAGCATTCATATCCAAGAGGAGATGTTTCTAGAAATACTGCACAACCTGGTACTTTCTACAACCCTGTTACAGGTGTTCTAAAACTTAGTGTTCCTACAGAAAGTCATACACCATCTACAGCAACATATAACCCAACATCAGGTGAGATGGTTCTAACTCTAGATGCACAATCTGGAGCGTTCAATGTTTCTAATGCTACCTACAACACCTCTACAGGTGATATGGAACTTACAATAGGAACTCATACTTTAACTACTAATGATAGAATTAAGATTAAGGAAGGATCATTAAAGTTTGCATGTAACTTTGGTAATGATAATTATCAAACTCCAAAAGCATATCCAAGAGCTTCAGGTGCTAATACCACTAACGGTGCTGACTATGCATTCAACACATTCTTAGACATATCTGCTGTAACTGGTACAACTATTACAGTTAACGTTAATGGTGGACAAGGTTCTATCAGTAATAATAATCAGCATAACTTCATATCTGCTGATGCTGGTGCAGTTGTTGTTGGTCATGGATTAGTTGTTGGTGACAGAATTAAGATTGCTGACGAAGGATTAACCTTTAGTTGTGATCAAGGTGGAACTGTTGGAAACGGATCATATCCAAGATCAACTAATGACTACGTTTATCGTAAGTGGATTAGAATTAGAGCAGTAACTGGAAATACTATTACTGTAAATGTTAATGGTGGACAAGGTGCTACTACTAACACTAATGCTCATACATTTGTATCTGCTGTTGCTAATGCTATAACATCTGGTCATGGAATGACCAATGGCACTCCAATTAAACTTGCTGACGAATCCTTAACATTTGCTTGCACTGAAGGTACTGGTTCATATGCATATCCAAGATCAACTGACCCTGTTTCTAAGAGATGGTTGTTCATTCAGAATGTAACTGATTCTTCCTTCGATGTTAATGTTCTAGATTCACTTCCTTCAACCAATGTAACCACACATACATGGATTAGTGCTGTTGCTGATGGTATCATTGAAGGTGATCCTATTGTTGGACAAGCAGTTCCTGTTGAGGCAGTAACTTCTACAACTATTACAGTTAATCCTCTAGACGGTGATGTTCCAACTAATACTTCTGCTCATACATTTGAGAAATTAAATACATATCAATTCCAACCAACTGCTGTTACTTACACACCAACAACAGGTGTAATGTCTCTGACTTCTACAAGTCATAAGATTAAGGAAAATGATAAGATATTCATTAAAGAAAATTCATTATCATTCAAGTGTAACATGGGTGATGATGCTGGACTTCATACTTATCCTCGTGAGACTGATCCAGTTGCTAATAAGTGGATCACTGCTACTAACGTAACTGCAAATACATTTGATGTTAATGTTGGAACTACACCTAATGTATTCTATACTCCATCTGATGCTGAATATAATCCTACTACAGGTATTATGTCACTTACGATTGGTAAGCACGATCTAAGACCTGGTACTAGTATTAAGTTAGGTCAAGAATCATTAACATTTAAGTGTGCTAATGACTCTTATGCAACTAACCATTCATATCCAAGAAATACAATTTTAAGTCACACACCAACTGATGCTGATTATCATCCTGATACAGGTATCATGACATTGACTGTTAACGGTCATAACATGGGTGATGGTGATTGGGTTAAGATTGCTGATGGTGCTGTAACATTTAAATGCACATATGGTGCTGGTGTTCATACATGGACTGGTGGTACTGCATCTAATGCTGTTCAAGTTCAAGAAGCAGGTTTAGGAAACTTTGATGTTACTAACGCAGACTATAATGCCTTAACAGGTGATATGGTATTGACAGTTGGATCTCATTCAATTACAACTGGTAACACAGTTAAGATAGTTGCTAACTCATTAACATTCAGTTGTGATCTAGATGCTAATGCAACGAACCACACTTATCCTCGTGCAACTGACCCTGCATACGATACTGCTCTTGCAATATCTGCTGTAACTGGTACAACTATTACAGTTAACGTTGGTGTAAGTTCACCTGGAACTGCATATCCTCGTGCTTCTGATCCTGTTAGTGGTAAGTGGATTAAGGTATTCAATACAACTACAAACACATTTGATGTTCAACTTCTAGACATCGTTCCTTCAACTAACACAAGTATTCATACATTCTTATCTGCTGTTACTAACGGAATTTCACAGAAGAAAGATAGTGCTTTTGATTCTCCAGTTGAGATCGTTTCAACAACTCCTTCAACTATCACTATCAAGGTTATTAGAAAGACACCTTCTACAGATACTTCAAATCATATATTTGTATCTGCTGCTGCTAATGCTGTAATCTCTGGTGGTGCATATACACATACGTTTATCACTGCAGACCCAGATGCTATTACTAGATCTGTAGTACATACTGGTGGTAATTATAACCATGTATTCTCATCTGCATTAACTGATGGCGTAATTACTGGTGGTAATTATGTTCACACCTTTGTATCTGCTGCAACTAATGGTATTAAGTGTGCTGGTGATGCAGTTTATCTTGCTCCTGGATCTCTTACATTTACATGTAGTAAGGATGGAAATGATAGACCTACTGGATATCCTCGCACAACAGATCCTTCATACAATCAACTTCTAGAAGTTAAGGATGTCACAACTGATACATTCACTATTGATGTTGGTGCTGCTGCAGGAAAAGATCAATATACTCATACATGGGTAAGTTCTTCTCAAGGTGCTGTTAGTAAGTCTGATTACAATCTTAAGGATTGTTCAGATGTATTCACTACAGTTGGTAACCTAGTTGATATCTTAACTGATACACTAACAAATGCTAACGCATCAACTCCAGTTGATCATTTAGGATCTATCACTAAAGTTACACCACCTTACAAGTTCTACGGTGGAACTGTTGATGCTTATAATGAAACTCCATTCCCAGTAACATATCATGATGCTACTAATGACATTATTGTTACTGATCAGATTGATGAAGATACACAATATAGATTCCGTGATGCTGCATACTTAATTCGTGCTAATAGTGGTGTTATCGTTGATAAGGCTGCCTTTGACATGCTTACTAAGTATCCAGATCTTGCTATAAGTATGCCAAGAAATGCTAATGGAACATCTACAGATGGTACTGTTCGTTGTAAGCAAGATTTACTTGAGATTGTTACTGCAGTTGCTAGTGACCTTGAGAATGGTGGTAACTTACAGACACTAAAAGCTGCTAAGTTCTATATCGGCACTAACGGTGGATTACAACATATTCGCTTACAAGTATTCCAGTCTGTATATGCTCATAAACAACTTGGTATCTATCTGAAGCAAGCTTGCACAGGTGATCTAACTTACGATAATACAGACAACATTATTGTTGGTGACTGGGGTATTACAGATAATAGTAGTGCTGGAAACTGTGCTAATGTTCAGACTGCTATCGATACATTAATTACATCAATTAATGATTTGATTGCACCTACAGATGAGGACTTTGCAATTGCTGCTGATAGATTATACTTCAATAAAGACTTTATTGCTGAAGAAGTTACTGGTCTTACAACTGCATATTTCACTTATGATTTAAATGGTATTAACTATTCAGGACTTACATATCCTTCAAATGGTGTTACAACATGTCAGAGAGACCTTAAGTTAATCTTAGATGGTATCATTTCTGATTTACAAACTGGTGGAACTGAGAGTACTATCCTTGCGATGGAAACATATATAAGTGCTACATTACAGATTGAACAGGTTGATGATGAATTAGCTGCAACAATCTATGCTATTGATAGACTTAAATATCTTGGAGAATTTGGTATCGAGAACCAGTTATACTCTCAGAATGAATCTGCTGGTTTAGCAACTCAATATGAGGCAGTTCATACTAACAGAGCAGAGTATAGAGACTCAATAACACCAACAAATATACAGAATCCTGTTTATGCCTTCCGTGATCTTTGTGATATTGCAATCAATATCCTCGCACCTGGTGGCAAAGCAGCAAGAAGTGCTGTTAAGCAACTTAAGTACAACCAGAATTACTATAAAGAAGAATTAACTACTCTTGTTAACTCACAGTTTGGAGTTGGATCTTGGACTTATAATACCTTCATCGATGAAATGGTTAATAATACCGTTCATGATATACTCGTAACTGACTTTACTAAGACAGAAACTGCTTATACTATCCAATTAACTGGAACCTTTAACAACTACACTGCTGGTGAGACTGTTATTTCTAGTGGTGGTGGTAGAGCAACTGTTCTAGAATGGAACGATGATGATGAGGTATTGTATGTTAGTTCTATTGATGGAAATATATTTGCACCAACTCAGACATTAATTGGAGCAGATTCTAACGCATTCGGAACTATCGCTGCTAATGGTGTTAGTGCTCCTTATATTTGGTATACATCACCTGCTAATATCAAAGCACTTAATACTGCAAGATTAATTACTTCAAATATTCAAGGTCAGGTTGCTGGAACTAACTTAGCAGCATTACCAGAAACGTTCACAACTAACTGGACTGATAGTGGAACTAATGTAACTGTAGATCAACTTGCTTCACCAGATAGCACAACAACTGCAGATAAGATAATTCCAGATACGAGCAGTAGTATCAAGTACATTTACAGAAACTTTGCTATTAGTGCTTTCGAGACATTTGATAGTGATGCAGTTAAGTTTGATACTACTAATGAAACATTTGATACTGGTGCAATTGGAGCTCAAGAGAGTCAGCAATATTCATTCTCAGTCTTCTTGAAGCAAGGTGAATATAGTAGAGTTCGTGTTCAAATGGGTCTTGATACTGGAACTGCTGGTGAACAGTTAGCATTCTTCGATCTAAACCTTGCTGATGGATCTATCGGTTCGATGTTCACACCTGGTAATGGTATTACGATTGATGCTTTCGGAACTATTCCTTATGGTAATGGTTGGTATAGAGCATTCATTACAGGTACATTCTCCTTTGGATTTGGTGAAATTCGTACTCAACTCTATGTTAGAAATGCTGCTGGTGATGAGGTATATACTGGAGATGGATCTTCAGGTATATACGCATGGGGTATGAAACTCTTTAAGGGTGTTCTTGATCCTTATCAATCTGTTGCTGGTCAAGTATTCTTTGCTGATACAGAGTTTAACATTAAGACTTACGCATTAGATCTATTACAAGATTATATGACTAAGGCACTTACTGGGTCTTTGATATCACCTTCTACTAATGCAGGATTCTACTCATACTATGACAACACAATTAACACTGACTATAAGTATCGCTCGATTGAAAGATTAGTTAGATATAATCTTAATATCATTCGTGAGCAATTAGAGGTTGATACTTTCTACACAACTCTTACTACAACAAGTGGAGTTTCAGTTCCTGCTAAAACATATGGAACTAGAGTTATTCCTGCTGGTATACAAGGTGGTGTTCAAAATGCAACTTACGTGTATGGATTACAAAGTGATCATAATGCTGAAGTTGAGACAATCTCCGAAAACTCAGGTAAAGTTGTTCAAGTATATCAAAGATTCAGAATTGATGGTGATATAACTGATGGTCCTTTCACTATGAACGAGGTTGTTGCCAAGCAAGGTAATGCTTCGGTCACGGGTGTTGTTTACGGGTATCATTTCGATGACAACTACAAGTACCTAGACGTTAAAGTTACTGCTGGTCCTTGGGCGGTTACAGATAATGTTGTTGGTGCTACTAACTCAACTACTGCTCAGATTAGTTTGATAGAAGATAGGATTCATATCATAGATGTTCAAGGTGAATTTACAAATGATATCCCATTCAAAGGATATACAAGTAGTGCTACAGCATCACCTACTGGATATATTAAGGCAGAAGCATCTGTAACTGATAATACTGGTGGAACACTCACAGTCGATACTGCATCTCTCTTAGGATCATTTGAAGCAACGTCTGTTGTTTATCCATCATCCTCTAGGAAATTTATTGATGTTTCTAAGTATGCTGGACTTGACATTGCGGTTGGTGATAGAATTGCTTCGGGTGGATATAAGAGATTCGGTGTTTCTGTTCTAAGTGGACTTAACAGTTTCACTCAGGGTAACAGACTATACAAAGTTGTTTCTGGTATCCAAGATACTCAAACATACGGTATTATTACTGAAGTTGATATTGATAATGGTTACATCTACGTTGCAGAATATCAAGGAACATTTACGCAGGGTGATGTTGTAGGTGACTATGGTACTAACGCTTCCTTCCCAATTGGTTACGCATCAATCTTAACGATTGTTACTACAGCAGGGGCAGCAGCAGCACTCGTGCAGGATGTTCGTGATATTGCTTTGAATAAGAGATTATATCTTACTGATATCGCAGGAACATTTGATGATAAAGATTACATTGTTGGACCTGACGCTTACAGATCTGTTGTTATTGGTATCACTGATCTTAAGGGTCGTGTTAAGCGTTCCTTCAAAGGATTTGATGGAACTACAACTACGTTCCCATTAACAATCAATACTGGAACTTCATACTTACCTGATCCTGCAGGTCACTTATTAATATTCTTGAATGGTATACTACAACCTCCAGGCGCGTCAAACGCATACACAGCGTTCTCTGATAAGATTCAGTTTACTGAAGCACCAGATCTAGGTGCATCCTTCACAGGATTCTATGTTGGTAAGTTGAGACAGTTGGATGATATCTCCTTCGAGTTTGACTCCTTACGTCAATCATTCAACCTCAAACGTAATGATGTATTCTACTCACTAACACTAACAGAAGGTGTTCAGTCTAGTACAATTCTTCCTGAAAATAACATCATCGTTTCCTTGAATGGTGTTATTCAGGAACCAGGCGTAGGTTTCGAGATTGTTGGTTCTAGAATCATCTTCTCTGAGATTCCTCGTGTTGGATCAACATTCGTTGCATTCTCCTACGTTGGTTCTGAGGCAGACGTTGATGCTGCTGAGGTCGTACCTCCAGTCGAACCAGGTGACTTTATTGACATCCAAGGTGAGACTTCAGATAGAGAAGTTGCTGTTATTGAATCTTCTAACTCTCTAATTACATTTGATTACTTGGGTTCTGTCTTCGGTAAGGACGCACAGGGACAAGCAAATATTACTTCAGGAACTATCAATACCGTTCAGGTTACATCAGGTGGATCTGGTTATACAACTAGACCAACTGTAAGACTTGACTCTATATCAGGTTTTGATGGTAACGTTAAAGCACTAGTCGGTGTTGCTGGTGTTGAAATTAGTAATCCAGGAAGCGGTTATCAGAACCCAGCTGTTGCAGTAGAAACTGTTGTAGATGATAACTGGACTGCTCCTGATTTAAGTTTATACGGGGAAGAGGAAGTAGATCCCGAAACACCATAAATACTAGTAAAATTATAGCGAGTAATGGCTAAACAACTATTAAGTCTTGGTACTAATGCTAACGACAACACGGGAGATACTCTCCGTGCTGGAGGTGATAAAGTTAATGACAACTTTAATGAGATGTACACTGCTTTGGGTAATGGTACTGATTTAACCATTAGTCTATCTTCTGCAGGTAGTGGTCAGGTATTACGTTATAATGGAACAAACTTTGTTGCTTCAGATTATTTAAACTTAACATCTGCACTGGATGTTAACGGGAACTCAATTATATCAGCTAGTAATGGTAATATTAATATTGCTCCGAATGGAACGGGTAATCTGACTATTGGTAATGCAAGTATTACTAATACCTTTAATGGAACTGATGGAACTATTGATTTTCCAACTAAAGTAAAGTATAAGAATGAATTTCCTACACTTGCTGGATCTCCTGCAGCTGCAACATATACAGGATATTTCTTCACCGTAGATGGTGATGATAACCCATATGTAAATATTAATATTACTGCTGGTGGTGCTGGTGATGTTCAGGCAAAACTTTTAACACAGTATTCTAGTGTTGATCTTTTAAAGGATATTGACATTACTACTGCTGCACCTACTGAAGGACAAGTTCTGAAATGGAGTGTTAGTGGAGCAAAATTTGTTCCTGGTGATGATGCTGCTGGAGCAAGTCAACAGAACCTATGGGCAACTTTTGGTGGTGATACTGGCACAACAAGTGCTAACACTACAACTGATACGTTAACCATTGCTGGTGGTACTAATATTGCTACAGCAGTGTCGGGTGATACCTTGACGGTTAACTTTGATGGTACACTTGTCACAACATTAGCATCTTTAACAGATACGAGTGTTGCAGGTGTTGTACAGGGTAACTCATTATTCTGGAATGGAACTAATTGGGCTGTAGTTGATAGTCCTGTTATGTGGTGGGAGTTAGGTTCTAATGGAAGCACAGACTATACTTTTGATGGTCCTGGTTTTGCTTCTGCAACTAATGACCCAACTCTTTATGTAAGTAGAGGTTTTACCTATGCTTTTGATAACACTACAATGGGTGGTGCTCATCCCTTTAGAATACAGAGCACACAGGGTTTAACTGGAACTCCATATACTGCTGGTCAATCTGGTAGTGGAACCAGTGTTCTCTATTGGACTGTTCCTATGGATGCTCCATCAACTCTATATTATCAGTGTACACTCCATGCATCTATGCAAGGACAAATCAACGTTGTAAGTTAATATAAATGGCAAGAACTGTTCCTGGATCTGGTGCTGTAATAGACCCAATATTTGATGAAACATTTGGTGTTCGTGCAGTAGAAGTATTAAACGGTGGATCTGGATACTCTGTATCCGACCCCCCTAAACTTTCTGTGACTGGTTGTGGAACTCCTGATGTAGAAGCACTTCTTTATCCAATCATTGATGAAGATTCAGGTAAGATTATTCATGTTCGTGTTCTGAATAGAGGTTCAGGATATGATCCTTTGCGTTTACAAATTGTTCCAACTGCGGAAACACCTAATGTTGTAAACTCGTTTGATATCAATAGAATTTGGCAAGGACATCCCAACTCTACAACTGCTGGAGTCTTTGCACTTACTGGGACAACAAAAACTGATAGATTAACAATAACATCTGATAATCATGAGAAACCCACTTGGACATTAGCAGAAGCAGCACCAGGTGGTGGTCCTTTAGTAGATAGAACATTTAATCAGCAATTTATATACAGAGGTGGTAAGGACGTTCCTAATCCTGGTACTAGAGAGTTACAACCAGATAAGGTTGTTGGTATCATGGCAAATGGAGGTTTACTCCATACTCCTGAATGGGGTCCAGATGGTAATGCTCCTGTAGGACATTCTCTTGACTCAGTTAAACACAATTATGTTAAGAGTAATGATATATACGATGCTGTAACTGAAAATAATGTCAAATATTATCAATCAAATAAACTAATAAATGAATTTGAATTAAGTAATGGTGTATTTGATTGGGGTAATCTAATACCTTTTGTATGGAATGTAAAGGTTGAACTTGATAATATTATGTTAACTGTATCTAATGTTGATGAAACATTAGGAACTATTGAAGTTGGTAGATTAGTTGATGAAATTGCTGGAAATGCTAGAGGTGAAATTGCTAAAGTTGTTAGAAATGGTCAGGGTATTGTAACTAGAATATATCTTAGAGCACTTTCTGTTGATGCATCATTCTCTCAAGGAGATGGATGCTTAGGATCTAATGGATTTAATTTTGTTATTCAAGATGTTCCATTAGCATTTACAACTGGTGTTTTCTATATTGATTTTGGAACAGAAGCACATGAGTTTGGAGCATTTACACCAGGTGCTTATTATATGTCTCCTGAAAATATTCAGGTTCAAAGAAATTATCTAATTATTTGGAATCAAAGTGATGCCAGTAACTCTGCTGGAGCACAAGGTCATCCAATGAGATTCAGCACTACACCAGATGGTCCTTTAAATAACAGTCCTGGTACTTTATACTATAAGAGCACAGGTGTAACAGAAGCACCTGCTGCCGATTATGAGAATATCTACCAACCTTTATTCATAATGAATCAGGATGAATCCGCAAGGATTTATTATCATTGTGCATATCACAGATATATGTCTGGATATGAGGGTGATGAAGGATATATGATTTTCAATTCGGAAATCGATAACGATCCAAGACCAAATACTTATTACACTGATAATTTTTATCAAAGTGATGCTAATGATCCTGCTACTATTGACCGTTCTAGACATGTAGATGGTCACTCTAAAATATTGGGTATGTCCTATGATGGATATCCAATATATGGTCCTTGGGGATATAATCCTTCTGGAACTGCTATTAGAGAAACTTCAGGATATCGTTTAAGAACTTCAATTGAATTAGCTGGTAATAGACCTATAGTAACTACAGCAAGTACTGTTACATATAACGTTACTGTTTCTAATGGAAAATATCTTTTCGACGGTGCTTCCCCATCATTCCTAAATTTACAACGTGGTAAGACTTATGTCTTTAACCTAGATGATTCTAGTAATGACAGTCAGCAATTATTGATAGGAATAAATGAAGATGGTTGGCATAGTCAAAACCCCGTTATTATTGGAGATACTACACAGTTATTTGCTGGTCCTGGTATCACTTATACTATTGATAGTTCTACAACAACATATACTGGTTATCTTACTGGGTTTAACGGAGCAACGACAAGATCAATTACGTTTGAAGTTCCCGTAACTGCACCTGCTGCACTGTACCTATTTGCATATACAGCTTCAGGTTATGGACTTAGAACTGTTCAGGATGGATATATTTTAGGAGATTTGATTGATGATAATATCTTTGATGAGTCTGTTCTTTGGGATAGTGGAACTGCTTATGTTATAGCAGAAACTGTAAAGAACTCATCTGATGTAATTTATGAAGCAACTGCTGCTATTAATAGTGGTGGGTCACAACCTGTTCATACTAGTGGAACCACTAATAATTGGAAATTCATTGGTAATAAAGGAACTTTGGATGCTTATAATGGTAAATTTGCAGTAACTCCAGAATATCCTAATGGAACATATGCATATTATATGATAGAAGATAGTAGTAGTAATCCTGTCTATCCATATGCTATAGGTCCAAGATTTTATGGATCACCTTTATTTGAAGGTGATACACCACCTGCAGCACCTGATACTTTTCCAACTATTGCAGAGGGTGATGTTGTTTTAAGTACTGATAATCCAGGCACAATATCTTACATTAAGATGACTAAGAAGGGTGATAACTTCTTTAGTTCTGCTAATGCAAAAATTCTTGGTGGTCAAGGTACTGGTGCTACAGGAACCCCTACAGTTCAAACAGTTACTGGTCTTTCATTAACTAATCAAGGTAGAAATTATGCTACACCTCCAACACTCATCTTTGAAGGTGGTGGAGGACAAGGTGCTCAAGGTGCTGCTGAGATTGATATTTTAGGTAAGGTTTCTAGTATCAGTGTTGTTAATCCTGGTGAATACTACGATGAACCTCCTTATATTTTAATTACTGGTGGTGGAGGTATCGGTGCTAAAGCAGAAGCAACTGTATCACAAGGTGCTGTTACTGGTATTGTTGTTACTGAACCAGGTGAAAATTATACTGGATCTCCTAACGTTATCTTTACAAAACTTGTTAATCTTAAACGTAAGACTAGAGCAAGACAGGCATTTAACTCATCTAATATATTCTTAACTGGTCTTGTTAAATCAGTTGACCCATCTGATACAACAATATATGTTAATAACACTGATGCATATGCAGGTTCTGGTACTATTATTCTTAATAGAGAAACCATTACCTATACTTCTAAAGGAGCAGGTAGATTTACTGGTGTAACTAGAGGTGTTAACTTCAACTATGACCAGAGAATAATACTTGATGCTGGTCAGAATAATAACGAAGGTATTTCAACTTACGAATTCCAAGTTGGTGATAGAGTTATTAGAAAGGTTGAAAATGCTGCAAACAAAGTTGCTAAAGTATATGACTGGAATCCTTCAACTAGAGAGTTATTAGTTGTATTTGAAATTGATGAGTTAGCATTTATTGATGGTGGTTTACCTTCTACAGAAGACGCTATTGTTCAGTTTGATGCTGGTGTTGCTGCTTCTGCTCCAAGTGGATTCCAACCTCATGTAATTTTAACTACAGGACAGATTGGTAATAGTATACCACTATTAACTGCTCCAACACTTACAACATTACAGGATGCAGCATTTGAAGATAATGATGAAAACTCTGGTGCAGGAGATGGTATTCCTGATCTAGTAAATACTAGTACAGACTTTGAAAACCAAATCAGTCTTGATGGTGGTATCTTTAGTTCATTATATGGTATTGAAGCAACTCAGGGTGGTCAGAACACTACTCTATTCCAAGTTGGTGATAATATTAAGGATGGATCAATACCATTTAAATATGCCACTGTAGGCACTGCAGGTGCTCTTGCAGACGGTGTAGATCATACTGCACTAGTCAAACTATACCTTGATGCTAATAACGCTAATGGTTTGAGTTTCAGTGTTAACGAAGTTGTAACAGGTGCTATCTCTGGAGTTATTGGAACTGTTGTTACTTGGGATCCTGTAGAGGTAAGTCTCACTGTTAAGGATATCGTTCCATATAATACAGGTGATGTAAACGTTGGTATTGGTGGTTTACTTTATAAATTCTCTGATAAGGGTACAATTGTTGATTACTTTGTTCAATCACCAGGAACTAACTACACTGCAGTTCCAACTGTAGCAATTGAAAATATTGGTGATATACAAGCAACTGGCACAGTAGTTATGTCAACTGCTGGTGACCAAGTATCTTCTATAACTATAAACAACGGTGGTTATGGAATCACACAATCTGTTGATGGATCATATAACATTCATCCTACAGTAACATTCACTCCTGCTGCTGGTGACACCACTGGAACTGGTGCTGTTGCATATGCAATTATGGGTGGAGAAAACGTTGTTGGTAATGGTGGTGCGACATATCGTATCAAGTCAATTGAATATACTACACAGGTTCGTTCGTAACCCGCATAAATAAACAAGAGGACAATAGTCACTAGGACATGGCAGCTCTATTAACTGATCAATTTAGAATTTTTTCAGCGCAAAAATTCATTAAAGCTCTTGAGGGGCCGAATGCAACTCAAAGCGACACGGATGCTGGTGCAACGAGAGATCGTTTGTACTTATTCATCGGTAGACCCCAATCGTGGGATAACGAAAACTCACCGCCTCAAGCGGTAGACTCATTCGCAGAATTTTCTGGTGCTTATGATGATATGGTTTCTCTGAAGAGAGTCCTTGCTTCAGATACCGTTCAGGTGGTTCGTAGAATTGACTGGGTTTCCCCAGAACAAACTACTGGTGGATTAGGTTTTACCTATGACATGTATCGCCAAGACTATTCTCCAAGTAAAACTGCTGCCTCTGGTGCTACTAAACTATATGATTCTGATTTTTACGTTGTAAACTCTCAGTATCAAGTATATAAGTGCATCTATAACGGAACTTCACCTTCCGATCCTAACGGAAAACCTTCGACTGTTGAACCAACTGGAACATCTACTTCTATCATTACTACTGGTGATGGTTATCGTTGGAAGTATATGTATACTATTCCTGTTGCGTCAGTTCTTAAGTTCTTCTCTACAGACTATATGCCTGTCTTTACCAATGATTCGGTTAAGACAAACGCTGTTTCTGGTGAGATTGACACAGTAGTTATTAACGCTGCTGGAACTGGTTATAACAATGGAACGTATGATAACGTTTCTATCAATGGTGACGGAACTGGTGGTCGTGTTTCCATCGTTGTTGACGGTGGTAAAGTTATATCAGCAACTGTTACCTCTGGTGGTACTGGATATACATTCGGTAAAATCAGTGTTGATAACATAACTGGTATTGGAACAGGAACTGGTGGACAAGTTGATGTTATCATTCCACCTCCAGGTGGTCATGGTGCTGATGCTGTTGTAGAGATCGGTGCTTTCCGAGTCATGATCAACGCTAAACTCTCATATGATGAGGGTGCTGGTGACTTCCCAATTGATAACGACTACAGAAGAATTGGTCTTATCACTAATCCTTTAAAGTTTGGAACTGCAGAATTAATTGCAGACTTGACTGTATCTGCTACTAAAGCAGTTATATTCTCTCCTACTTTCCAAGGTAATTATGTTCCTGATGAAATTATTACACAAACTCGTGTTGTTGGTGGAACCAACGTTACTGCGAGAGCAAGAGTAATTTCTTGGAATGCAACTACAAAAGTTTTGAAATACTATCAAAACTCAGTGGATGGTATCTTCCCTGAAGTTACTGGTACACAAAATGAGTTTGATGGATCTAACGTTATAAGTGGAGCAACTTCAGGTGCTGCTGGTCAACCAGACGTAAACTTTCCTGCTGTTCCAAACTCT